ACCTATCCTTTGACAGGTGGATCAAATGGAACTACTCCAGTAGCCGCTGACTACACAGACTACAAGGGAAGAGGATCTTCAGTCTTTGAAGATTTTACATCACTTGATCGTCCACTTGTACTCTTCTTACCTGCAGTAAACCCATTAGCATCAGGTGTTGCAGGCGTATTTGACGCAGCAACTTCATGGGCAGAAGATAACAATGGATTTGTTGTTGTTGATACTGACCCAGATCTAACTGTGGCAAACGCAGTCTCCTTCGCAGCAAGCCTTGCTGACACAAGCAACGCCGCTGTGTATTACCCACAGGTGTTCATTGCTGATCCACTAGGACGTGGAGCAGGAGCACTTCGCAAAATTGGTCCAGCAGGCGCTGTTACAGGACTCTACCTTGCAACTGATGCAAGTCGTGGAGTGTTCAAGGCTCCAGCAGGTATCGGTTCAGCAATTCAAGGAATTGTTGCTGTAGAGCGTTCGTTCTCATCAACAGAACTAGACACAATGAATGCAAGCACATCCCCAGTAAACCCAATCCGTCAGATTCCTGGCGCTGGTCTTTCTGTTATGGGTGCTCGTACATTGAAGCAAGATGGCACCGCTAACAAGTATGTCAACATGCGTCGTTCACTTATCTACATCCGTAAGAACCTCAAGAACATAACTGAGTTCGCTATCTTTGAAAACAATGATGAACGTTTGTGGGCACAGATCCGCACAAGCATCAACGTGTTCCTTGGCGAATACAGAAACCAAGGCGGTCTACGTGGTGCTTCTCCATCGCAGGCTTACTTTGTAAAGTGCGATGCTGAAAACAACACTGCACAGCAAATCGCAAATGGTGAAGTACACATCGAAGTTGGTGTGGCACTTCAATACCCAGCAGAGTTCATCGTCATCGACCTCAGCCAAAAGACGCTGAACTAATCCGAAGGAGAAAAAAATAAATGGCAACAGTAATCAATAACCGTTCAACGCTAGTTACAGATCCATTACGTAACTTTCGTTTCCTGGTGACTTTCATCCCACAGGATACAACTAACACAACCCTTACTGGTTTGAAGACAGCCACCTTTGGATTCACTTCAGTATCAGGAATGTCGGTTGCTACCGACTCTATCCCATACCGTGAGGGTGGTTACAACACCACTGTCCACCAGATCCCTGGTCAGACAACCTTCACACCACTGACACTACAGCGTGGAGTTATCCTTGGCACCAGGCAGAATTGGGACTGGATGCGTAACCTCTTTGCAACTGTTGGGTCTGCTGGTTCAACCCGCACTATTGCTCAGAACTTCCGTTGTGATTTAGATATCCAAGTTCTATCACATCCAATTCCTGCAGCAGGTGCTGGCGATGCTTCTACAGCAGGCGATCACACAGCGATGCGTTTTAAGGTGTACAACGCATGGCCAACATCAGTTGCATACTCAGACCTCAACGCAGGTGACAACGCACTATTCGTAGAGCAGATGACACTCGTACACGAGGGCTTTGATGTTAACTGGGCTGCTAACCTTACTACTACAGCATCAGATAACTTCCAAGCAACTCCTCCCGCAACAGGAACTGGCGCAGCAGGCGGCGGAACCCTACAAATCGCTTAACTAACAAAGGACTAACATGACGAAAACAATTAGTGCAGCGGCTAATCCCGCATTGGCAAATAACCTACTGAACTCTGCGTTGGCTGAGAAGCCAGTACAGGAAGAAGTAAAGATCACACCTCCTTCAGACACTGTTGTGATTCTCCCTGGTGGCTTTTTAACAGCCACTGGGGAGATCATTACAGAAGCAGAAGTTCGTGAATTAAACGGCTCTGATGAAGAAGCAATTGCTCGTACTACTAATATTGGTAAAGCGATGTTGGTACTTCTTAATCGTGGAACAGTTCGTATTGGTAATGAAAGAGCAGATGAGAAGTTACTGGATCAACTACTTTCTGGTGACAGAGACATGTTGGTATTAGGAATCCTAAAAGCAACTTTTGGTAAAACCGCTGATCTTGGTGGTTACTGTGAAGGCTGTGCAGAGGTAAAAACAGTACAGGTTGATTTAGACACAGATATTAAAATCAAGGCTTTGATGGACCCAATCAACGATAGAGTCTTTACTGTAAAGGGAAGAAATCGCACATACACAGTGCAACTTCCTACAGGAACTACACAGAAAGAAATGTTGCAAAATACAGATAAGACGTCGGCAGAACTAACAACACTCATGTTGGAAAACACAGTGTTGAAAATTGACGACTCTCCTGTATTGAGCAAAATTCAAGTACAGAACTTAGGACTTGTAGATCGTCGCACAATTAGTGAGGCAATCAATAAGCGCTTGTGTGGTCCTCAGTTTGATGCGGTTAAGGTTTCATGCCCTGACTGCGAAAGTGAGGTATCTGTTCCCGTTAATTTCGGGACCTTGTTTCGCTTCTAGCGTCACTCCATATACGCATTTACTTGCGGAATGGTCGGTCTTAACTAACGAGTACAGCGGATGGACACTGACAGAGATCAAGTCTTTGTCGGTGAGAGAACGCGGAAATTGGCTAGAGATAGCCAGCAAAACTAGTGGAAAGGGGTAGTCATGGCTAACAAGATGGTTGCTAACATCAAGTCGTTGTCTACAGAGACCCGTGGTTTAACCAAGGATGTTGAATCCCTTTATAAGTCCATTGAAAAGTTAAATGCAATTGCTGGTAAAGCGTTCACTAATGTTAGCAATGCCATAAGCACCTCTGGCGGTTCCATGGCTTTGGGTCAAGGAACTACTCGCCCTGGAGTAGGAACAGATGGTGCACGGTTTACGCAACCTCCTGCACCAACAGGTATGTCTAATGCTGGTGGCGGTAACCCAATCTCTAAGAGTAGAACGCAGTTTGCTCAAGAAGGACCTGTTGATCCAACAGTAAACAAACTAGACAAAATGAAAATGTTTAGTGGGATTGCCAAAATAGCAATGGCTGTTCCTGCTGGTGGTTACGCTGCGACTCCTGATGTTGGATTGACTATGGGACGTGCACTTGGTTACTACCAAGCAGGACTAACAGCACCAGGCATTAGCCGTAATCAACTTCAGCGTGCAACTTTTGGTGCGATGAGCGGAGGACTCTCTAGCGTTGGGTCTGATGCAATTGTTGCAGCGGGTCTTGCAGGTCGTGGGTACACGCCTGGAAGTGCAAACTACCAACAGGCTGCTGCTCAAATTGGTGGAGCCTATAAGTATCTTGGTATGGATAACGCTGTTGCAACACAGGCTATTGCTGGATTCCAAACTGGTCCTATGGGAGCAAACCTCTACCAGTACGGTATAAATACACGTACTGAAAGCGGAAAAGAAAAGACTCCAGGACAACTTGCAAAAGAATTAATGAATGTAATGGGTGGAGGGAAAGCAACTACTCAACAAGTGCGTGAGTCATTCCAACGTGGTGCATTAGGAGCAAACCTAAAGACTATGGGATTTGATCCTGCACAGCAAGAGATTCTTTATCAAGCAATGATTGATATCTCTGCTGGAAGAGATCCAGATCTTGCAAAACGCGGAAGCGCTCAAGGAACAGACAAGAACTCCAACACAATGTTGACTGCTCAAGGTCGAATGAACGCCTCACAAACAGCCTTGATGACTAAAGGCGAAGAGTCAATGATCAAGGGCTTTGAAAATGCCGCAGACACAGTAGAGGCATTTAACCGTGCGTTAGAGAACGTAATTCCAACTTTAGCACAAATTAAGGGATTAGTAGGAGGAGTTAACGCAACTAATGTTGGTCCTGGAATTGCAACGACTGCCTCTTTACTTGCTAGTGGTGTTAGTGACCTGTTCAGCGTAACAAAAGTTTTAAAGACTCTTATTACTAAAGTAAAAGGTGGAGGAGCAACTGGTTACGGTGCAGGTTTTGGAACTGGAGGTTCTAAAGGAAACACACCAGTTGCAGGAGGAGTAACTGCTGCCTACGGTGAAAAAGGCGATATGTGGTCTGGCACTAACGGCACTCACAAGGGTACAGACTACGCAGTTCCAATTGGTACTCCAGTAACCTCTTGGAAAGAAGGTGTGGTCTCTAATGAGACTCTAGATTCAGGTTACGGCACAGCGATAATGATTGAACATGCTGATGGGTATCAAAGTATCTACGCTCATTTAAGTTCAAAAGAAGTAAAGGCAGGAGACTCAGTAAAAGCAGGTCAAAGAATTGGTAAATCTGGTGAT